GAGCGTTTTTCCATTACGCTTGAGCAGGAGTATCCGCCCGCCGTCACCGAGAAGAAGATTCTTCTTAACATTTTGGATCGTTCATCGGACGATGACAAGATGTTTATTGAGATGCTTATCAAGTGGGCAGAGGCAATTCGGCGCACCTATTATGATGGTGGTGTGACCGAGATCATTTCGACTCGTCGTCTGGTTCATATCTGTGAAGCTTATAACATTTTTGCGAAGGATCGCAAGAAGGCTATCCAGCTATGTCTTAATCGTTTTGATACTGATACCAAGACTTCGTTCATGGATTTGTATACTAAGATTGATGCTGAGGTAAATCCTCCTGCTCCAGTTGTAACGCCGGAAATTGTTGTAACTTTTCCGGAAGCTGAAAAGTCAGTTGAACAGATGATCAAGGCTGCAGACGAAATTCCGTTCTGAACTCTTGACAAATAACTTCAACATTGATATAATGTTGAATAATGAGGCAATGTTCTTGGTTGCTCATCGCTTCATTTCTTTTAATGCAACCTTTTGTTATGGAGTAAATATATGGCTAAGATTTCTGCTAAGACTCGTATGCTTCAGGTTTTGAAGAGCGGCGGTGAGTATAATAGCTTTTCGGTTGCTCAGGGTCGCAATCGGTTTGGCGTAACGAATGTTTCGGCTCGTATTGCCGAGCTTCGTGCGGATGGTCATCCGATTTATACAAACATCAAGCGTCGTGGCGATGGCAGCAAGGTTAGCGTTTATCGTCTTGGCACTCCGACCAAGGCAATGAAGGCTGCTGCTCGCAAGACGAAGACTCGTCGTTCTGCCTGATTCAATAGTTCATATTGAGTCTATGAAGGGGAAGAGAAATCTTCCCCTTCTTTATATCTAAGAACTAAATAGGAGTATGATTTAGTAATTATTTTTTGATTGGAGTATAACATGGAAATTTCTATCTCAGTTGAAGAATTACGCAAAAGAAAGTTGTTTATTGCTACACCAATGTATGGTGGTATGGCAAATGGACTTTACATGAAGTCCTGTCTTGATCTACAATCAATTTTAAATCAGTATGGTATTGAAGCAAAGTTTTCGTTTCTGTTTAATGAATCTCTAATTACTCGTGCAAGAAATTATTTGACTGACGAGTTTTTGCGTAACGAAGGTTTTACACACCTTCTATTTCTTGATTCAGATATTCATTTCAATCCACAAGATGTTGTTACACTTCTTGCGTTAGACAAAGAAATCATTGGCGGCCCATATCCCAAAAAGTCAATTAATTGGGGTAATGTTGCAACTGCGGTAAAAAATAAGACAGATATAGAAGCTGGAGAACTTGAAGGCTTGGTCGGAGAATTTGTTTTTAATCCCGTTGCAGGAACAAAACAATTTACAATTACCGAGCCACTTGAGGTCATGGAAATTGGCACGGGATTTATGATGATCAAGCGTGAAGTTTTTAAGAAGTTTGAAGATGCATATCCAGAATATCGTTATAAGCCAGATCATGTTGGTCAAAAACATTTTGATGGATCACGATATATTCATGCTTATTTTGACACAATTATTGATCGCGGACCAAATGCACCAGGCTCTTCGGAACGTTATCTCTCCGAAGATTATTTTTTCTGTCAAATGTGTCGTAAATTGAGCATTAAAGTTTGGCTGTGCCCTTGGATGAAAACACAGCATGTTGGCACATATGCCTTTACTGGTGATCTTTCAAAGATTGCACAATACACAGGACGTATATGATCATAGGATTTGTCGGCAACATTGGCAGTGGAAAAGGAACTGCTGGTGATATTCTGATGGAGCGAGGCTTTCTTTGTGAAAGCTTTGCTGCCCCTTTAAAAGCAATTACATCCAATCTCTTTGATTGGCCTAGACATCTTTTAGAGGGTAACACTCAACAATCGCGTGAGTTTCGTGAGAAAAATGATGAATGGTGGTCAAATAGATTGGGAAAAAATATTACGCCTCGTTCGATGCTTCAAATAATAGGAACCGAATGTATGCGTGATTGTATACACCCAGATTTTTGGGTTGCTTGTTTGGAGAGACGAATAAAGATAAATCAAGATTACGTGATTACTGATGTTCGTTTTCCCAATGAAATTGATTCCATTCATAACATGAAGGGTAAAATTGTTGAAATACAACGAGGCCAATCTGTTGATTGGTATGTACATGCTTGCATGTATAACAATGGGGATTCTGGTGTAAAACCAAACGCTCATTATTCCGAGTGGGCCTGGATGGGATATAAAACAGATTATACCATAAACAATAATGGATCTATAGAAGATCTTGAAAAAGAAATTGAGTTAATGCTTGAGTGCTTGACACCACCAGAGTAAAGTGATACTATTATCTTCATATAACCATGGAGTTTTGTTATGAAATTTTCACAAGAGACGGTAAATATTTTGAAGAATTTTTCCCAAATTAATACGGGAATTTGCTTCAAGCCAGGCAATGTGATTTCAACTATTTCACCACAGAAAAATATTTTGGTTGAAGCCACAGTCAAGGAAAACTTTCCCAAAGAATTTGGTATATATGATCTTCCAACTTTGTTAAGTACTCTTTCTCTTAGCGAGAAAGATACCGAGTTGTCGTTTCATGAAAAGCATTTGACCATTGTCGGAAATAATGGTCGTTCAACAATCACATTTCGTTATACTGATGCATCAATGATTGTATGTCCGCCAGACAAGAAGTTGGCAGTTCCTTCACCTACTGTATCTTTTGATCTATCCGAAGTTGATCTTGCATGGATTTCGCGTTGTGCGGCTGTTCTTCAACAGCCAAACGTATCCGTAGAAAGTGATGGAAAAAAGGTGTACGTAACTACATTTGATTCTACAAATGATGCATCTCATACACAGAAACTCACGATTGCTGATGGTAATGGTGAGACGTACAAGTTTGTTCTTCGTACCGAAAATCTAAAGATTCTTTCTACCGATTATAAGGTAGATGTAACAAAGGGAATTGTCACTTTCTCTGGTAAGAACATACCAATCAAGTATTGGATTGCAACTGAAAAGCCAAAGGAGTAATACATGTCTACAATTGGAAACAATAGTGGTGTTCCTAGCTTGTCTCCAGAGGAGATCAAGAAGATTATTGATGCGGTCGAGGTTATCAATGATAGCATGACTCGTGTTGCAGCAGAGAAAGATCTTGTGAAGGATACTGTGAACAAGATTCATGAGGAAACTGGCTTTCCTAAAAAACTCTTGCGTCGTATTGCAAGAACGCATTATAATAGATCCTTTGAAATGGATCTACAGGAAAATCGTGATTTTGAAAGCACATATGAAACAATTGCAAATCAAAAGTAACTTTGGAGATTTGGAATGTCTAATAATGATCAATTTTTGTGGACCGAAAAGTATCGACCACAAAAAGTTGCAGATTGCATTCTTCCAGAAAGTATAAAGAGTGTTTTTCAGGAATATGTAAATAAAAAGAATATTCCGAATCTCCTTTTGACAGGTGGCCCTGGTGTTGGTAAAACCACTATTGCCAAGGCTATGTGTAATGAAGTTGGTTGTGACTTCATGGTGATCAATGGTTCCGATGAACGTGGTATTGATGTTCTTCGCTACAAGATCAAGACATATGCATCTTCCATGAGTTTTTCTGGCGGAAGAAAAGTCATCATCATTGATGAAGCAGACTATCTAACACCAGACACGCAAGCAGCCATGCGAGCTGCCATTGAAGAGTTTGCCTCAAACTGTTCTTTTATCTTTACTTGCAACTACAAGGCTCGTTTAACTCCGGCCATTCATTCACGCTGTTCCGTCATCGAATTTAAGATCAAGAATGGAAATAAGGTGAAGATGGCAGCTGGTTTTCTAAAGAGAATCCAGAATATACTTGATCGGGAAAAGATCAAGTATGATAATGGCGCCATTGTTCAGATCATTCAAAAGCATTTTCCAGATTATCGCCGTGTATTGAATGAGTTGCAGAGATATGCAGTTTGCGGTGAGATTGATTCTGGAGTGCTTGCACAAGTCGGTGATGTTAATCTAAAGGAACTTGTTGATTTCTTGAAGAAGAAAGACTTCACATCCATGCGTAAATGGGTTGCAACAAACTCTGATGCCGATCAAAATAAAATCTTTCGTCAGATCTATGATGCGTTGTATGATATCGTGCAACCACAGTCTATTCCACAGACTGTAATTGTGTTGGCCGATTATCAGTACAAGTCTGCTTTTGTTGCCGATCAAGAAATAAATATGGTTGCATGTTTGACAACCATCATGATGGAATGTTCATTTAAATGAATTCAATAAATCAAAAAATCGATTTGTTTAAGGATATTATACCCTCAATTCAAAAGACAAAAAAGGACTTGTCAAATGAGCCAGACTTTAAAAAGTCGTATAACGCATTTGTGGTCAATCGTGCGCTATCATATCATGTGGATTCTATACTCTACGCCAATGAAATGAATAGTAGGCATGGACTGGACGAAAATCTACAATATCATTTTTATCTAAATACTATAAGATCTATGAAACGCAAGTTTCAGCCGTGGGTCAAAAAAGAGAAGAATGATATTCTGGAGGCCGTAAAAGAGTACTACCAGTTTTCTAACGCAAAGGCATTAGAGGCAATGCGTCTTCTCTCCACTGATCAGGTTGATCATATAATAACTATAACAAAAAAAGGTGGAGTGAGTAATGTGGAGCGTAGAGGACATGGTGGAGGTGACGCTAAAAGAGCGTGATGACTTCCTAAAAGTCAAAGAAACACTAACTAGAATAGGCGTAGCTTCGAAGAAAGACCAAACACTTTATCAGTCTTGTCATATTCTTCACAAGCAAGGTAAATACTACATCGCACATTTTAAGGAATTATTTGCACTTGATGGTAAGCCAACAAACTTTTCAGAGGGTGATGTCGCAAGAAGAAACTCAATTGCAAATTTACTAGCAGAATGGGGTTTGATAGCAATTGTGAAGCCAGAAAAGACCACAGATCCAGTATCACCTCTAAATCAAATCAAGATATTAGCTTTCAAAGATAAAAATGATTGGCAACTTGTAGCAAAATACAATATTGGTAAGAAAAAAATTGAAACTGAATAATTTATGGAGAGTTATATTATGACAACAAAGTTGAAGTATTTTAAGTTACATCCTCAAGCATTGGCACCAGTATACTCAACAACCAATGCTGCCTGCTTCGATATTTTTTCCTGTACATTTGCCAATATGGGTTTCGATGGATATGATGATACAGGAAAAAAGTTTACTCGACTATTGACAACAGATGGTGGTATAACTGTATGTCCAAAAGAACGTATTCTTGCTCCAACAGGATTAATTTTTGACATACCTAAAGAGTACTCAATTCGTATTCATCCTCGTTCTGGATTATCTCTCAAAGAAGGTCTAACTTTGGCTAATGCTGAAGGAGTAATTGATTCCGATTACATGGAAGAAACATATGTTATGTTAACAAATATTTCAACAAAAAATATTGTTATTCCCAATCTATCAAGAATTTGTCAGGGCGAACTTGTACGAAATAATAAAGCAACATTTGAAGAGATTAAGAAAAGACCAACTCGTGATGATACAAATCGTAAAGGTGGATTTGGTTCTACAGGTTCAAAAGTACTTGACAATTCATCAGCAAATACTATATAATAGATACTCTAGCGCCATTTTGGGCTAGAGTATTTTAAACTTGCTTAAAAGGAGTTAAAAAATGACATTCGCATACGGACGCAGTCTACTTCCTTCAACTGTTGGTTTTGATAGGCTTCTATCTACGCTGGATGAAGCACTAAATATACCTGAGAAGGTACTCACCTCTTATCCACCATACAATATCGCGAAGATAAGCGAAGATAAGTATGTAATTGAACTGGCAGTTGCTGGCTTCAAGAGAGAAGAGATTGATATTACTCTTGAGGACAACAAACTAACAATTCAAGGAAATGCAAATAAAGATGAGATCGCAGATAAAACTTATTATCATCGTGGCATTGCTCTTCGTAATTTTACCCGTGTATTTACTCTCGCAGATACAGTTGTAGTAAGTAATGCTGATCTTGTTGATGGAATGCTTGTGATTAAATTACAGAACGTCATTCCAGAAAGTAAGAAACCAAGAAAAATTTCACTAATAAATGAAAAAGTTGTTGTG